CGAAGGCGGGCCGAGGGGGCTCGACGTCAAGTTTAAGCGCGGCCAAGTCGACCGTTTCTTTTATGATCCCCGCAGCAACCTCCCCGATTTCTCCGATGCCCGCTACATGGGCATGCATTTGTGGGTCGACCTCGAGGACCTGAAAGCCGAGTACCCGCAGCACGCGGAACAACTCGGTGACATGGTGGACCTCGATACCGGCGTCATCACAACAATGGATGCCGAGCGGGCCGAGCAATGGGCCGATTTCGAGCACAGGCGCGTCCGCGTCGTCGAGATGTACGAACGCACGGCCACAAAGCACGGGCCAGCGTGGTACTTCTGCAAATTCACCGGCGGCTTGATGCTTGAATGCAGGTGGAGCCCATACAGGGACGAGCACGGCATTCCCGATTGCCCCTATGTCGCGTGGTCGCCCTATGTCGATGAACGCGGCGACCGTTACGGCGTGGTCCGCAACATGCGGCCGATGCAGGACGAGGTCAACAAGCGCCGGTCCCGGCTGCTGCACCTTGTCAACGTCGACCAGCTGCAGATGAACCCCGGCCTCGTCGAGGACGTGGATGCGACCCGCACGGAGATGGCCAAACCGGACGGGGTGATCGTGCATCAAGGCGTGTGGGGTCAGACGATTGGCCCGACCGAGAAATCGGCCGAGATGAAAGGGCACGCCGAATTGCTGGCGCAGGCGCAGGGCAGCCTCGAAAACCTCGGGCCGAACCCCGGCTTGATCGGCAAGGGCGGCGGTGTCGCGGATCAATCCGGCCGCGCCATTCTCGCGCAGCGCGATTCCGGAATGACGGAACTGTCGCCGGTCTTCGAGCGGCTGCGGGACTGGAAGCTTCGGTGTTACCGGAAAATGTGGGCTCGGATCAGGCAAGCCTGGACGGGCGAGCGCTACATCAGGATCACGGAAGACCCGAAGGCACCGTCCTACCTCGGCATCAATCAGTATCAGATCGACCCCATGACCGGGCAGGCGCAGGCCAGCAATGTGATCGCAGAAATTGACGTCGACATCATCCTCGACGAGGGTCCGGACACCATCGTCATGCAGGAGGAACTGATGCAGACCTTGGCCAATCTGGGCGAGGCGGCGACGGGTCCGCTCGGCAAGGTGATGATCGAGCTCAGTCAGGTCAGCAACAAAGAGCAGCTGCTGGAGATGATGGACAAGGCGATGGCACCGAACCCAGAGGTGCAGCAGCTGCAACAGCGCATGGCGGCGATGGAAGCCATGCTGAAGCAAGCGACGATTGCGAAGACCCACGCCGAGACTGAGGCCAAGCGCGTCGACAGCGCCATCAAATTGGCACAGGCGATGATGCCGCCGCAGACGGTGGTGGCTGAATATCCGATGCCATTCGCGGACACGACGATGGGCGTGCCGGCTGGACCAGGGCCAATGACGCCGCAACCGCCGATGCCCGATCAGATGCAGCCGCAGGGATTACCCCCGCCGCAGATGCCCATCGGCCCGCAGGGACCGCAGGACGTGCCGCTCGACCAGATGCCGGGCGGTTTGCCGATTGGCGGAGCGTAAGAACTCAACAGCGCACTGAGCGCGGGGATGCAAAATGGCTGAGACCGAAGCAATGGAACCGACGCCCGAGATGGCCGACGCGTCCGATCAGGAACCACAGATGAGCATGTCGGATGCAATGGACCTGCTTGATGAGCACGGCATCACGGCAGAGAACTGGAAGGATATCTCGGACGCCATCGAGGTCGTGCACGGCGAGGATGAGACCGGCGGCGAAATGGAGACCGAACCCGGCTCCGAGGATCAGGCTATGCTGGATGCGGCTTATGCTCCGCGTCGCCGCTGATATTTGGTAAGCGTTGCATTGCGTAGGACTCGCCGGCCATAGCGGCGTTCTCGCGACTCGGGCGCGTTATCCCGTGATCTCGTGACCAGCTGACGATACAGCGGAGCAGCACACCATGGCAGATTTGGATGAGAGCCAAGCGGCTCTCGATAGCGCGTTTGCATCAGGCCGCGATAGGGGGGCCGATACCGCCGCCCCCGAGCCCAAGCAGGAAGCAACCCCTGCACCGGAAGTGAAATCCGAAGCCGAACCAAAGGCCGAGGACAATCCGGAGGGCGAGCCCAAGCAATACCGCGACCCAGAGACAGGCCGATTTGTGCCGCTTACGGAACTCAAGACTGAGCGCTCGAAGCGCCAGGAAGAGGCCCGTCTACGAGCCGAAGCCGAGACCCGCGCCCAACGATTGGAAGCGGAGTTGGCCGAGGCCCGCCGTTACGCCGAGCGTTTTCAACAGCCCCAGCAGCAACAGTTCGCGCAGCCTCAACAGCAGCAGTTCGAAGTCCCCGACCCCATCACCGATCCGCAGGGCTATCAGCAGTATGTGGTCCAACAGGCCCAGACGCTGGCACTCTCGGAGAGACTGAATATGTCGCAGATGATGGCGGAGGAAAAGTTTGGGTCCGAGACGGTCAAGAAAGCCTTAGACGCAGCCGCCAAGGCGGGTGTGATGAAAGCGTTCATTCCGACCCGTCATCCGTATGCGGAGCTTGTCACTTGGTACAACAAGCAAGAGGCAATGGCCCGCATCGGTGATCCGATGGACTTCGAAAAACGGGTGCGAGAGGAAGAGCGGAAGAAGGTGCTGGAAGAGTTGAAGAGAGGCTCGGGCGCGCAGCAGCAGCGCTTCCCTGGCACGCTTGCAGACACTCCCGGATCGGGATCGCAGGCCCCGGTGGCGCTGTCGGATCAGCAATTGCTGGATCAGGCGTTCGCCCCATCCCGTAAGCGTACGTGGTGATCGATCTGGTCTAGCTGACATCACGAGCTAGACCCACATGGCAGAGACCACACTCTTGTCAGGCTTGGACCTGACCAAATGGCGTCCCAAGTTCATCCGCGAGACGTCGCGGCAGTCCGGCTTCGACGCGTACATGGGCACCAGCCCGACCGACATCATTCACGTCGTCAATGACGCGAAGTCCTCGGGCTACACCATCCGCGTCCCCCTCATTGCCCGCCTTCAGGGTAACGGCGTGCAGGGCAATTCGCGCCTCGGGGGTTCCGAGGAACGAATGGACCAGTACTACCAGGACATCACCTGGGACTTTTACCGCAACGCCATCGAGATCTCCAAAAAGGAGCGCGAGAAGGCGGCGGTCAATCTGCTCGAAGAGCGCACGCCTCTACTCCGCGAGTGGGCGGCCGAGTTGATCAAATATCAGATGATCAGCTGCTTCCACACGATGAGCGATGGCACCGCCTATGCCGACGCCTCGGCCGGCACGCGCAACACGTTCGTCACCAACAACTCCGACCGCGTTCTGTTCGGCAAGTTGAAGAGCAACTACAACGCCACGATGGCGACGGCGTTGGCCAACCTCGACACGACCGACGACATCCTGTCTCCGACCATCGGGTCGCTGGCCAAGCGCATTGCTCGGACGGCTACGCCTCACATCCGTCCGTACAAGACCGAGGACGGCCGCGAGTACTTCGTGATGTTCTGCCATCCGTTGTCGTTCAAGTCGCTCAAGACCAACGCCACGATCATCGCCAACAATCAGTATGCCCGCGCCCGCGAGGGTAACGGGATGGATAAAAATCCCCTGTTCCAGGACGGCGATATCATCGACGACGGCATCATCTACCGCGAGATCCCGGAGTTCTGGTCTCCGCGCCAGGGTGATATCTCGTCGACCAACGTCAACACCAATACTCATCTTGTGGGTGTGGGCGCCTCGTCTGCCGATGTCGGAGTCAATTTCCTCTGTGGCCAGCAGGCCATCGGCTGGGTGAACAAGCAGGCCGCCACGCCGATCACAAAGAAGGAAGACGACTACGGCTTCTTCTCGGGCGTTGGTGTCGAGCTGGCGCACGGCTGCAGCAAGTTGCGGTGGAACAACGGGTCGGGCACCAACAAGGATCTCGGCATCGTCACCGTCTACACCGCCCTCGTGGCCGACGCGTGATAGCTGACAGGAGATAGCAACAATGGCAGTCTACAAATCTTCTGACACGCTCGCTTACGGCAGAGTGTCGGGCCTCGGCTTTTCCGACAGCACCGTGACGTTCATCCGGTCGTATGCGATCACGACCGCGATGATCGACAATGCCAACGACGAGTTGGAATTGTGCTGGGTTCCGGCCGGCGCAGTCATCACCGGCATCGAGTTTCGGTGCACGGACATGGACAGCAACGGCTCGCCCACGCTCAAGTGGGATGTTGGCGACGACAGCGACGAGGACAGGCTGATCGCCGCGACGACGGTCGGTCAGTCGGCGTCGACGACCGCGACGCTGGAGGCGACCGGGTTCGGCTACAAGTACAGCACCGCCACCAAGATCAAGGCGTATGTCAACACGGCGGCGACGACTGCTGTGGCGGGGACGATGTATTTCCGTCTCACGTACAAAGTCGATCCCAACTTCACCTTGGCCGCGACGGTCTCCTAATCAACGGTGGGGCGAGCTCCGGCTCGCCCCTTCATCTCTCAGGATAAGGAGGACGTGTCATCGCGACGTATACCAAGTTTCAGCCATTTGTCGAAGCGCTCTGCGAAAAGGTCCACGACCTGCAGAATGACACTCTCAAAGTGGCTCTGAGCAATACAGCCCCGAACGCAACCGACGCAACTCTGTCGCAAATCACGCAGATCACGGGCGGCGGATCAACCGGATATACGACCGGCGGCGAAACTGCATCTTTTGTGTCCTCGGCGCAAACGTCGGGCACGTATAAGCTCGTCCTCAATGACGTGCAATTCGTGGCCGATACTGCGGGTATGGGTCCGTTTCGATACGCCGTTCTGTACAATGATACGTCGGCGTCTGATAATCTAATCGCGTATTGGGATTATGGTTCCAGCATCACGCTGGCCTATACCGAGACGTTCACGGTGGATTTTAGCGCCACCAACGGCGTATTCACGCTCGCATGACGGAGACAGTCATGGAAAGCATGCAAAAGCGATTCCACGAACTCGGCCGACAGGCTGCGGAAATTGAGGCAAGTCTGAAGCCTTTGCAGGATCAATACGACGCGTTGCGCCAGAAGCAGAACGACATTGATAGGCAGTTGGAGCCAATCCGGGCAGAACTCAGGGCAAAGAAGGCCCCGCTCGGCGTGATCTACAACGAACGTGGCGCGATTGCCCGTGCTCTCAACGGCCAGACCGGGAAGCCCTGACCATGGGTCTACTCTATAATCTCGCCCGCATGACGACGGCAACGACGGGCACGGGCACGATTACGCTCGGCTCGGCTGCGTCCGGGTTTTTGACGTTCGCGCAGGCGGGTGTTTCGAACGGCGAGGTGGTCACCTATGCCATCTCGGACGGTTCGGCGTCTGAGATCGGCACCGGCACGTATACGTCGTCGGGGACGACGCTCACCCGAACCGTGCTGAAGTCGACAAACTCGAACGCAGCCATCAACCTATCCGGCTCGGCGCAGGTGATGATCACCGCCGCTGCCGAGGATATCGCGAACAAGACGGTTTCGGCCACGCAGACGTTCAGCGGTCCGATCAGCGTCGGGACATCGAACGCGATGACGGCCGGCACGATTGAGCTTGGCCACGCCTCCGACACGACGCTCTCACGATCATCGGCCGGCAATATGGCCATCGAGGGCAATGTCGTTTACCGCGCCGGTGGCACCGATGTCCCCGTAGCAGACGGCGGCACAGGTGTTTCATCTCTCACGGCTTATGCCGTGATCTGCGGCGGCACGACCACAACAGGCGCTGTGCAGTCGATTGCGGGGCTCGGAAGCTCCGGTCAGGTGCTGACGTCCAACGGGGCTGGAGCTCTGC